AATCAAACTCCATTCTCTACAACACGGCTATTAAAGAGAACGCCTGGAACTTCCAGTCCGACCTTAAACATCTACTCCTAGAGAATACGTTGCTCCAATGGATATTTCCCGAATTGCCGAAGGATGAAAAGTCCTATGCGGCCATGACCAAGAACCGAATCGAGCATGGGCGCGTCCGCATGGATTTTAGTTCCATGGATTCTACGCAAGCCTCACGCCATTACAACGTCATCGTAAATGATGACTTGGAGAATGAAAAGAATTATCAGACCGAGGGTCAACGCCTAGACCTTATCAATGCCTTCATGTATCAGCAATCGGTTCTGACGAAGATTAAGAGCCGGGGTATCGGCATGGATATATTTGTCGGGACGCCATATCATATTCAGGGGCTTACGTGGAAGGTTAGGAACGATAAGACCTATTCCCGCCTAGAGATTCCGTGCTTCAAGAATCACCGGAAAGAGGACGGCGCTTCTTTTCCCGAACGGTTTACGGTTGATGACTTCGATATCATCAGGTCGCGGCAGAATACTCAGGTCTTTTGCCTCCCTCAAGAATCCCCAATCCTTATGGCAGATTGGACGCTTAGGCCAATATCAGAAGTAAAAGAAGGTGACGAAGTAATTGGATTTACCGTTGGATTTGGACATGGACAAAAGAAAGAAGCTCGTTTTGTCAAATCTAAGGTTACGGGCGTTTGCAAAACCCAAGATTATGTTTATAAGTGTACAATGGAATCAGGCGACATTATAAAATGCACAAAAAACCATAATTGGTTTTCTGGAAGGTCGGAAGTAAAAAGTGGTCGCAAGCCATATCACCCGCCCCGCGTTGGGCAGAACATAAAAAAACTCTTAGACATTAAAGAAGAAACCGATATAAATAAATTAAAGGCGTGGTCTTATTTGGGGGGAATTATTGATGGTGAAGGCTCTTGCACTTATCATTCAATCTTTATAAGCCAATCACCGACGGCGAACTGGCCGATTTATAGAAAAATATTAGACACGCTTGATTATCTTGGAATCAAATATAAAAACTATGCCGGGACCAGAAACACAGAACATTTCGGGCCAAAGGGACAGGTTATCAAAAATGGAGACTGGAATTTTATAGTCCTTCATGGCGGAAAACAGTTGTTTTTTAATTTAATAAGATACACCGGGCTTGCCAAAAAAGAACAATTATATAAAAACATGGCAAAACATTGCCATCTTTGGACAAATAAAGACAAGGTTCTTTCTATCAAAATGAATGGTTATCACAAAAAGGATGTCTATGGACTAGAAACAGAAACTGGAAATTATATAGCGTGGGGATATTTGTCGTCTAATTCAAGTCAATATGACCTCCGGCCATTGAGTGAAGAGGACGCGCTTTGTCCCGAAAGTTGGATTCAATACTGGACGCACCCGCCGGACCCGTACTGGCGCGAGATGATTGTTGACCCTGGCGGCGCAGACCCAACCTCAAAAGACCCCACCGGGATTACTATTGTTGATACGGATACCAACGGGAATATGTATATCGTGTTGGCCGAAGAATATTATTTTCAACCGATTGAATTCATGGATAAAATAAAAGAACTCAAAGACAATTATGCACCCGATTCAATCAGGATTGAAAAGGAAAAGTATTGGACAACGATTGCAGATATTTTCCAACATAAATTTCCCGAACTAAATATCTCCTACGCCGAACACAAGGGCCGGAATAAAGATGTCCGCATATGGAGACTTAAACAATGGTTTCAAGGAAAGCGTATCTTCCTAAACAAGAACATGAAAGAGTCGAAGTTCTTTGCGCAGTTGACCGAGTACCCATCCGTGGCACATGATGATATGTTAGATTCGCTTGCTTATCATCTCGATTATAGGCGTGTTCCAGACCCTTATATTATTCACAGACTTCCTTCCGGGAAACCGTTTGTTCCAAATATTGCCGCAGATTTTGAAGAGGAAATGAATCTTCTTTTTGCCAGGATTAAGGGAAATGACCAGGCTCGGGAAAATGACCACGTGTGGTAGAGGAGACATGAATGTTTAAACGAAGCAAGGCTCGGGTGGCCCTTCTGGTTGATTTACAAGAGGAATTAATCCGCAAGGTTGATGAACTAATCAATCTTGAGCAGGGATTCATTAATCGCCTCGATGGATTCTTTGTATTTGAAAAGCGCGTGGAACAGGAACGGCTCCGAATGGAACTTATGGACAAGGCCGAAAAAGAAATGACGAAGGCCGATACGAGGTATTAAGCCATGGCCGAAGAAAAGAAACAAAAAGAATATCTGAAGGCATGGCATTTAGCACATCCAAATTATGAAAAAGAATGGTTGGAAAAAAACCCAGGATATGGCAAGGCGTGGAGAGAAAATCATCCTTGGAAATGCTTGGAATGCGGGGTGCCGACATATTATAGACACAAATATTGCCCGGCGCACAAGGCGGTTGGTTCAAGAAACGGAAACTGGAAGGGTGGGCGCAGAAATCAAAGCGATGGATATGTAATGGTATATTCCCCAAATCATCCTTGCGCAGACGTTAACAAAACTGTTTATGAACATCGTTTAGTTATGGAAGAAAAAATGGGGAGAATACTTTTCCCAGAAGAAATTGTCCATCATATCAACGGACTTCGCGACGACAATAGAATTGAAAACTTAATGCTGTTTCCCAATCATGCAGAACACAGAAAACATCACGCGGCCATGAACGGCAGCCGGGAGAGAGTTGATGTCTGAAGAAAAAAATAGTGTTTTGAGCAAAAACGATGAAGGGGCCTTTCTGAATTTTATAGAGAAGCAGACAAAGGAACACCCTGTCGTAAAGGAACACCATGCGCGGTGGAAAGAATTAATCGCGTGGGAGAACGGAGAACAGTTCAGCGAGTGGGACGAAGGCTCTCGCGGGATGAAGCCCGTTGAATTAAAGGTTCGGAAGCGGCGCGTTGTTGTCAATCTTATGAAGCCGCTATGCGAGGCCATCGAAGGCAAAATCAATTTTGTTTCTATGTATTCCGGCCTCCCGAATTCCTCCGACATGGAAGATATCGCGGCCTCTAAAATTGCGACTAACTTATTGAGCCATAACGATTATGTCAATAATAGCGAGAACCTTAACGAAGAGCTTAAATATGACCTGATACGAACGGGGAACGCATGGCGCAAGTGGACTTGGGACACGGGCGTATTCGGATATATCAAGGGCGAGGGAAACGACGGGAAACCCAAGGCGGTGAAACAGGCCGGAGAACTTATTGGCGCGGTTCCATCTGTCTTTAACATACGGCCTGACCCCACCGCCAAGACACGGGCCGATATGCGTTGGCTTATCGAACTCTCCGAAGTTACCGAGGACTCTATCCTTGATAACTTCGATATCACGAAAGAACAGTTGCAGAAATCTACGGGCGACAGCGGCGGCGATTCGTCCAAGTACGTCGGGATGTACGAAAAGGAAAACGAGAAGGACAAGGACGAGCCAACTTACATCGTTAAGTATTACTGGGAAAAGTCTAGTAAGAAATACGAGAAGGGCCGCCATCTAATCATCGTCGGAAACCTTGTGCTGTGGCGCGGCGAGAATCCCTGCCTGGGCGAAATCCCATATTGGCACTACGGCTACAAGCGATACGGGAATAGCCTTTGGCACACGGGACCGATGCACCATGTTCAGGATTTACAGCGCGACCATAACCGATATAACTCTATTATTTCGGAGGAGGCCGAGGGTTGGCGTCCGAAGTTGGGCGTTGGGCCGGGCGCGATAATTAAGAACGGGGCTTATACAAAAGAGGGCCTAGAGATTGTAGAGATTGACTTCTCTAAGGGCGACCCTAAAGTTCTCGCTTCCCCGCAAGTCTCCGCTCAAGTATTGGCACAGCGCGATTATCTAGCCGGGGCAATTAATACCGTGGCGAACGTGCATGAGGTCAGCTATTCGCAGTTGCCGCAGTACGCGACCCGAGCCCCCGCCTCTCTCTACTCCATGATGCTTGAGCAGGAAAACCTTAAAATCGACCCAATGATTAAGCGCATAAATAAGACGCTTATCGAGGAGGGCCGATTCAGGCTCCGCATGATGGAGAAATACTATAAGCAGGACAGGCTCGTTAAAATCGTCGGGCGTTCAAACGAGGCATCCATATCCTACTTCAAGGGAAGCGACTTGAAGGGCAATACGGACGTTAAGTTGAATATCGGCGTTAATATCCATCAGTCGAAAGTCGTACAGCAACGGCTACTTCTCGAACTCAAGGGACAGGGTGCGCCTATCGACTGGAATAAGATATTTAAACTCATTGGCGAGGGCGATATCGAACAGGAATTGAGGGGCGATATTGCCGACGAGACAAGGGCGCAGAGAGAGAACCAGCAGTTCATTTCGGGCGACTATAAGAAGAAACGCGAGGAAGGCGGAGTATTCATATACCCGCACGATAACCATGAACTGCATATGGACTATCATACCAACCTAGCCAAGACTGAAGAGGCGCAGAGATGGGACCAGGAGCGATGGGACGCCCTGCAAACGCATATCATGGAACACTTCAAAATCATCATGGTGCTGAAACAGGCGATGGTTCCTGGGGGCGGGATGAATCCGCAATCCACGGCTAATGCACAGGCCGGAACGCCGGGGGCTACGCCCGCGCCAGTTCCCGCGCCGGAGGAACAACAGACGCAATCACCCGAATCTTCCATGACGGAAGAGGCGGTATCTATTTAACGGAGGAGATAAACAATTATGCCAGACCAAGCCCAACCTACGGGACAGTCTAAAGAACCCGAAGTTTCTTATTCTGACGGATTCGACTCCAAGTGGGCCGAAATGATGGACGTTGCCAAGGAGGGAGCCGCCGAGACTACGGAGGCCAAGCCCGCCGAGGCAAAGGAAGTTCCCCCCTGCCCAGGATGCGATAAGGCCAAGGCGGAGGAGGCGAAGGCGAAGGCCGACGCCGAGCGCAAGCCTTATAAAATCCTGAAGGTGCAGGGCAAGGAAGTCCCTGTTTATAGCGAACAGGAACTTATCGACATGGCACAGATGGGCGTGGATTATACTAAGAAACGCCAACTGGACGCCGACGAGAAGCGTAAATGGGAAAGTGACTTTGAAAGCAAGTGGGGTAAATTTACCG